AGAGATCCAAGCCAAAGTCATCAAGAACACGAAGACTTTGATCTACGTTTTACACAGAACCATGCCATTGAAGACATGTGCAAGTCATTGAGCGATATGTTCTTGCCTAAACAACTACATGAAAGCGTTGACGCAGAGTCAGCAGCAGGTGACTTTGTTCCCTATGTAGCAAAACGTTTGGGCATTGACAAGTTGCCAAAGATCATGTTGAAACAACAGATTGGTACCAGCGAACATCCTACCTTTGGCCTGTTTGATCCTGATACCAACAGCGTACAGGTTGCTACAGGTGGACGTCACGTTATGGACGTACTACGTACCCTAGCACACGAGCTAGTACATCACAAACAACGAGAACTTGACATGATACAGCCAGGCGATGGTGCTACTGGTAGTCGAATTGAAAATCAAGCCAACGCTGTAGCAGGAGTTCTTATGAGAGACTTTGCAGATCAACATCCAGATTACTTTGGTGCCCTAAACGAACTTAAAGATCCTCCCGAACAGAAAAAGTCTTGGGACGATTATGGTCAGCCCGCTGTACCAAAACTAGAGCCCAAAGAAAAAGTCTACCACAACTGGCAACACTACGACGACGAGAATCCTAAAGACAAGCCTGTAGATGAAAACTTTGCTGATGGTAAACATCCTGGTCGCAAAGGTCTTAGTAAGCGCATGGGAGTCAATACTAAAGCCAGCGTAAGTAGTCTACGCAATACTGCTAAACATTCAACAGGCGAGAAGGCTCGTATGGCACACTGGTTGGCCAACATGAAGGCCGGCAGAGCCAAACATAACAAGTAAGAACACACTACCTTAGGGCCCTTATGGGTTACGTGTGGGCCGGCTGCTGGCCCGGGGAAATAGGAGTCGTGCCCGAAGTTCCCCGAAAGTGAGCATTTTTCTTTTGCATTTCAATAGACAACAGTATATAATTGTACTATCAACTAGGAGAACACATGAGTGATTATGATCGCACATTCAACGGCGAAGCAAAAGCCAAACTAACACAATTGATCAATGAAGGCATGCAGGTCATGCAAGAAATCGAAGACCTGAGTGCAGGACTGAGCGACACAGTTAAAGCAGTAGCAGAAGAATTGGAAATCAAACCAGGTACCTTAAAGAAGGCAATTAAAATTGCACACAAGGCCAAGCTGGGTGAGACCAATCGTGACCACGATGAACTCAACACTATTCTAGAAACCGTTGGGAAAACATTGTGATCAAGGGCCTCAATGACTAGACGACTCAACTATATTATAGTACCATTATTAACAACTAATCATTGAGGACATATTATGAACGATATATTGGCCAACATTTTCCAATGGATACGAGACGATTACCGTACACATCCCGTTCGGTTTTGTATTGAGATACTGGCTTGGGCCATTAGTATTGGATGCAGCATTACTATGGCTCTTACAGTACCTAATCCTCCTCTGCTGACCATGTACCCTATTTGGATTACTGGTTGCAGTCTCTATGCCTGGGCCGCTTGGACTCGCAAGAGCTTTGGAATGTTGGCCAACTATATCCTATTAGTAAGCATTGACAGTATTGGCCTAGTGCGAATGCTAACAGCGTAAATACATATAGTCTCGCCGGACTATAAACGGCATGTAGAGTCAGTATAGGCTTTAAACTATACAAGGAGTATTATGAACGAACCTAAATTCGTCACTTGTGACGATTGCCCTAATCCCAACGGCTGTATTACCCGTTGCGGCATACAAGAATACATGAACGAAAATAAAAATGTCGCAGAGCAGCGCGGCGAGACCCCAGAGCAACTTTGGGGAGACACTGAATGAGTTATGTTGACGCTCTCTATGACAGAGCAAAAGACCGCATTCACGTGGTTGAACGTGTAAACGGTGTTAGAGAATACCGTGACTATCCCGCAGAATATATATTCTACTACGATGACCCCAAGGGCAAATATCGTACTATCTTCGACACACCTGTTACCCGATTCAGTAGTCGTAGCAACAAAGAATATCACAAAGAACTAAAACTACAGAGCAACAAGCAGCATTGGGAAAGTGATATCAACCCAATCTTCCGCTGCCTTGAAAACAACTATCTGGGTGCAACGTCACCAAAACTGCAAACAGCATTTTTCGACATTGAGGTGGATTTCCACCCCGACAAAGGCTACGCTCCCACAACTGATCCCTTTAACAAGATCACTGCCTTCTCAGTCTACTTGGATTGGCTAGACAAACTGGTAACACTGGTATTGCCTCCCAAGACCTATAGCTGGGAAAGCGCACAAGAGATCTGTGATCGCTTTGATAACTGTTTCTTGTTTGAACGAGAAGAAGACATGTTGAATACATTCTTTGACTTGATCCAAGACGCAGACATTCTCTCAGGTTGGAACAGTGAAGGGTTTGATATTCCCTATACCGTAATGCGTACCATGCGGGTGTTGACCAAAGACGACACACGCCGACTGTGCTTGTGGAATCAGTTTCCCAAGCAGCGTGAGTTCGAACGCTTTGGTGCCACCAACATTACATTTGACCTTGTGGGCCGTGTGCATATGGACTATATGCAACTGTATCGCAAGTACACATACGAAGAACGACATAGTTATAGTTTGGACGCCATTGGCGAATACGAACTAGATGAGCGCAAAGTTGCCTATGAAGGCACGTTGGACCAATTGTACAACAAAGACTTTCCCAAGTTCATTGACTATAACAGACAAGATACCATGTTGTTGGCCAAGCTAGATAAGAAACTACGTTTCCTAGACCTGGCCAACGAAATTGCTCACGATAATACTGTGTTGTTACAGACCACAATGGGTGCGGTCGCTGTAACTGAGCAAGCTATCATTAATGAAGCACACGGGCGTGGTATGATTGTTCCTAACAGGAGAGGTCGTGATGAATCAGAAAGTACGCAAGCCGCAGGTGCCTATGTTGCTTATCCCAAACGGGGTATGCACGAATACATTGGCGCCATTGACATCAACAGTCTCTATCCCTCGGCTATTCGTGCCCTCAACATGGGACCAGAAACCATTGTGGGACAACTGCGTCCCATCATGACTGACCGTTATATTGCTGACAAGATACGTTCTGGATCCAGCTTTGCGGCCGCATGGGAAGGACTGTTCGGCAGTTTAGAATACACCGCTGTGATGGAAATGCAGACCGGCACAGAGATCACCATTGACTGGCAAGACGGTGAGGAATCAGTTCACAGTGCGGCTGAAGTATGGAAGATCATATTTGACTCAAACCAGCCCTGGATGCTCAGTGCCAATGGCACAATCTTTACCTATGAAAAAGAAGGTATTATCCCTGGTTTGCTAAAACGCTGGTATGCAGAACGTAAAGAAATGCAGGCCAAACTAAAGGAATGTAAAAATGCAGAAGATGAAGAGTATTGGGACAAGCGTCAACTGGTTAAGAAAATTAACCTCAACAGTCTCTATGGTGCTATTCTTAATCCTGGTTGCCGTTTCTTTGACAAGCGTATTGGCCAATCCACAACTCTTACTGGTCGTGCGATTGCCCGTCACATGGATGCTTATGTAAACGAATGCATCACCGGCAAGTATGATCACGTGGGCGATGCCATTATCTATGGTGACACAGACTCCTGTTACTTTACTGCTTATCCTGTGCTGAAGGACGAGATCGAAAAGGGCAACATGACCTGGACTAGAGAAACAGCAGTTCAACTGTATAATTCGATTGCTGATCAAGTCAATGAGAGTTTTCCAGGCTTTATGGAACAGGCGTTCCATGTGCCGCGTGAAATGGGTAGTGTGATCCGGGGCGGTCGAGAGATTGTGGCTTCCAAGGGCCTGTTCATTACCAAGAAGCGTTATGCTGTCATGTATTACGACAAAGAGAACAAGCGTGTGGACACACACGGAAGCCCGGGCAAGGTCAAGGCCATGGGTCTGGACTTAAAGCGATCAGATACTCCCAAGGTAATCCAAGAGTTTTTAAGTGAGATCCTAAACGATGTCTTGATCGGTGCCACTAGAGAACAGATCATTGAAAAGATTCGCGAGTTCAAATACAAGTTCAAAGAGCGACCAGGTTGGGAAAAAGGATCACCCAAGCGTGTCAACAATCTAACCAAGTATGCCAAGGAAGAAGAACGCCTAGGCAAAGCCAACATGCCCGGACATGTGCGTGCCGCACTCAACTGGAACAACCTGCGTCGTATGAATAGCGACAAATACTCCATGCAGATTGTAGATGGCATGAAAACCATTGTGTGTAAACTAAAACAAAATCCCTTGGGCTGGACATCAATTGGCTATCCCACAGATGAACTACATCTACCACAATGGTTCAAAGATCTGCCATTTGACGATGGTGAGATGGAAGCTACCGTGGTAGATCAAAAACTAGACAACCTGTTGAGTGTATTGGACTGGGATCTGGCCGCGGCCACCAATACTGAAAACACATTCCAAGCCCTGTTTGAGTGGTAATATGAAACTGAGCCAACTGGTAACATTTCTCAATGAATTGGATCGTTTCTCCTCAGACAGCATCAGACAGTCTGCAGATACGCATTTAAGCAGAATAATAAGTGTGATACAGGCCCAACAGATAGGATTTTTTGAATCTAATGGAAAAAATCTTGCTGAAAAACTGTGTGACCACAAGCAAACTGTGTTTGACACCTTGGATAATTTCGAGTTGGATCTGGCAAACATAAGACAACGACTGCTGGAACGTATCACTGAAGAGGAAAAACCTTTGTTGCAACAGAGTTATCAGTGGTATGAATCACAAAATTCCATAATGCGAGGCTTTAACGAATATCAGTCTGATTTTTATAGAGACGACTACGGCATCCTTAGACGTGGCATGGATCGCAACGTGGAATCTACACGCAAGGATATGCTGGAAAACATAATGAGTCGCTTGCCCACTCCAGTGGAGAAAATTAGAGAACTACAGGAAGCACGTATCCGTCGTTACGCAGATCCTCGATATCCAGCCATGTTTATACATCCTGGCAAAAGTGACTTGATTCATCATATGGTCGCCAACGATCCGGTCTACATTGTAGACGAGCATTATGAACTGTTGGAGCCAGCCTTGAACAAGTTTCCCTATGCTTATCAAGGACGCCTACGCAAGTATGTGATACAGGAAGTGCCAGATCAAGAAATATTGGTATCAATACCCAAGAATCAATTTTTGGTATGTGTGGCCTACGACTTTTTCAACTACAAGCCTTTTGAGATTATACGACAATATCTAAATGAACTCTACACCAAGTTACGCCCTGGTGGTGTCCTGATCATGACCTTTAATGATTGCGATCGCCCTGAAGCTATCGAATTGGTTGAGCGAACTTCAGCCTGTTATACTCCGGGGCGCTTGATCCGTGGCATGGCTGAAAGTATTGGTTATACCAAGGAGTTTGAATTCAATGACGGTGGGCCTTGGACCTGGCTAGAGTTGCGAAAACCTGGGCTGATAAGCACGATCAAAGCCAATCAAGTCATGGCAAAAAAATTACCAAAGTAGTTGCAAAATCTAAATAACCCCTGTACAATACAACAAAGGAGATGTAAACATGAGAGACCATTTATTAGACTTAGTAGAACACACGCATGATCTGGGCGTTATTGACCTGGTCAAGATCACCGGTACTGATACCGAAACACAGATCTTCGGCGTGGCCGAAGATCGCAGCGTGGTATTAAACGGCGCATTTGCTGGACCTGTGGCCGACTTTATTGGCCTGTTCGGTATGCCAAATCTCAGCAAACTGAAAGTATTATTAAATCTGCAGGAATACAAGGAAGGTGCTGATTTGAGTCTTACACGCAAGTCCACAGGAGAACCTGACGGAATCGCCTTTAAGAATGCCACCGGTGACTTCAAAAACAATTATCGCTTTATGGCTTCAGAAATTGTCACAGAAAAAGCCAAGGATGTAAAATTCAAAGGTGTCAACTGGCATGTGGAATTTGAGCCCACAGTGGCCGCTATCCAGCGTCTTAAAATGCAGGCGCAGGCCAACAGCGAAGAAGTCAACTTCCAAGTCAAGACCGAAAACGGCGACTTGAAGTTTTTCTTTGGTGATCATTCAACCCATGCAGGAAACTTTGTGTTTCATCCTGGAGTAACTGGTACACTCAAGCGTTCATGGTCATGGCCAATCAAACAGGTCATCAGCATCTTGGATCTAACCGGCGACAAGGTATTCAAGATCAGTGATGACGGTGCAGCACAGATCACTGTAGATTCTGGTGTAGCTGTTTACAACTATATCTTGCCAGCACAGACCAAGTGATACAAGACAATCTCACAGCCAAGCAGAACGATTACGCTGTATTCTTGCCAGCAATCAGTGGATTCTATGCTACCTTTGTAGGCAAACAGCGTGATCCTGTAAACGGTCCTTATGTGGATCCGGCACGCATGCCTACAGGTATTCCGGACATGGAACAGATGAACTGGCTCAATGCTCAAAAGGGCCTGTTCCCATACCGATGGTCGTTATATTCAGGTGGACATGCCAATCTAGATCTTACCAAACAGGACTGGTCTGAGGACATGGTACGCAATCGAGACCCCAATACGCTTATGTTGGGCGACTCGGGTGGATTCCAGATCGCCAAGGGCCTGTGGGAAGGAGACTGGAAGGCCGGTTCTGGTTGCGCCAAGGCCGAAGCCAAACGCCGAGCAGTCTTGACCTGGTTGGATAGCGTCAGCAACTACTGTATGACACTCGATATTCCAACCTGGGTGATACATGATCAAAAGGCTTCAGATGCTTGTAAAATTAAAACTCTACAGCAGGCCATTGATGCTACCAAGTTCAACAACGAATATTTCATGGCCAACCGTAAGGGCAAGGCCAATGGCGGCACCAAGATCCTAAACGTGTTGCAGGGCGACAATCATCGCAATGCCGATGACTGGTACGACATCATGAAAGAGTATTGTGATCCTGTGAAATATCCTGACACACACTTTGATGGTTGGGCCATGGGCGGACAAAACATGTGTGATGTACACTTGATCTTGCGCAGACTTGTGGCCTTGCGCCACGATGGATTCTTGAAGGAAGGCATACATGATTGGATGCACTTCTTGGGCACGTCAAAATTGGAGTGGGCGGTGTTGTTGACCGATATACAACGTGCTATACGCAAGTATGTGAATCCTAGTTTCACTATCAGCTTTGACTGTGCAAGTCCGTTCCTGGCCACTGCCAACGGACAGGTATATCATCATATTGATCTTCCACACGAAGGCAAATGGTGCTATAGAATGAGCCCTATTGTGGACGACAAAAAGTATGCTACCGATACCCGTCCCTACAGAGATGCAGTTTTACAAGACGGACTGTTGGACACCAAAAAAGATGGAAAAGTTATTCCTGGTCACTTTGACGAAAGTCCAATTAGTAAACATTTGTTGATGAAGGACATCTGCATTTACAAGGCAGGAGTTCCAAAAGCCGGTGTCGTGATCACTGAAGATAATTTCCAAGATCCAACACTGTATGATGTGTTGCCCGATGTAAACAAAAATGGCAAATGGGGCAAGACATCGTGGGACAGTTTCAGCTATGCGCTACTAATGGGTCACAATGTTTGGATGCACATTGAAGCGGTACAACGTGCCAACAGAGAATACGATGCCGGCAAGTATCCCTACATGATGCGCAACGAAAACGGCGATCACGAGTACTTCCATGATATTGTTGACAGCATATTTGCTACAGCAGATAGAGCAGAAGCCGAAGCCATCATCGAAAAGTATGATCGTTACTGGATGGACATCATTGGCACAAGAGGCTTCAAAGGCAAGAAGGCCAAGAGTGGTCGTCCCATGTTTAATCTGTTGTTTGAGGAAGCGGATACATCAGATGACCGTAACGAGGACGAAGTAGAATTAGATCAATCAAAACTAGATAATTTGGAGGCTGCATGACCTGGGAACGTCGCATTAAACATTTGGAAGAAGCACACCATGTGTTGGACAAGCGCATAGATGGTTTGGAGAAAACTGGTGTATTTGATGATGTGGAACTGAACGATTTGAAGAAACAACGGTTGCAATTAAAGCGACAAATTGTTACACTTAAACAAGATCACGCTCCCGAAACCTATTACAATACCGAACAAAATGATTAGAGCCGGACACCAAGAAGTCAGTTTCTTTACCGGAACCGAAGTGGAACACACTCCGGCATTTGGCAAGAGGACTTTGTTTGTGGTGGGTCTACAGGATCCACAAATTGTTTTGCAAGAAGCCAAGAACAATGACTGCGAGCATGTCTATTTTGGTGCTAATCAAAGTTTTCCAGCACTAGATAAAAATGATGCCGATGGTTGGCGCGATTGGGAAGTCATGGTGCAGGACTGCCTAGAGGCTGGCTGGTTCTGCACACTGGATTTGGATCTGGCGCAGGC